TACCGTTGAAGATTCACAAAGAGCGTTTGAAGAAGAAGTCTTAATTTCTGGCTTTGGCAGCGCGCCAAATAAAACAGAAGGTGGATCAGTCGCTTTCGATAATGCTAACGAAGGCTTCACTGCAAGATATACGCATGATACCGTCGCGTTGGCTTTCGCACTTAATAATATCTGTGGGTGCGCTGCGTAGGAATACGCAGGACATAAGATGGTGAATTCAGGGAACATCTCAATAGAGACAATCCTGAGCCAAGCCCGAAAGGGAAGGTGCAACGACTATTCCGAAAGGAAGTACACTCAAGCGAGTGGAAGCGCCATCCAACCAGAACGGTTGAAGATATAGTCTGATCTGCATGGTGACATGCAGCGGTCTTGGAAACAAGACGGGATCGAAAGTAGCGAATCGGTCTGAACACAAAAAGTCATTATAAATCAATGACTTATGGACAGAAGAAGCGATAGAAGATAATTTATATGATTCTTTAGGAAAACGGTATGTGAAAGCTCTCGCAATGTCGATGGCACACACCAAGGAAGTGAAGGGAGCAGATGTACTTAACAATGCTTTTTCTTCATCTTTCACAGGTGGCGATGGCGTATCTCTCATTAACACAGCTCACCCACTTGCTGGTGGTGGAACTGCTGCTAACAGAGCTACAACCATGGCTGACTTGAATGAGGCGTCATTGGAAGATAATCTTATCGATATATCAACATTTACAGATGACAGAGGACTAACAATTTCTGTACAAGCGGACAAACTTATTGTCCCACCACAATTAGTTTTTGTGGCTGACAGAATTTTAAACTCTCAGTTAAGATCTGGAACTGCTGATAACGATATTAACGCGATTAGAAACACAGGTGTTATGCCTGGTGGCTACTCAGTTAATCATTATCTAACTGATCCCGACGCATACTTTATTCTTACATCTGTAAATAGCGCAGGTGAAGGTCTTAAAATGTTCCAAAGATCTCCAATGGAGACTTCTATGGAACCAGACTTTTCTACTGGCAACATCAGATATAAGGCTAGAGAAAGATATTCATTTGGTTTCTCTGATTGGAGAGGAATCTTTGGATCTCAAGGTGCATAGTTTGAAGTAGTAATACACTTTTTTCCTCAGTATTACATTGAAGGGCCTTAATTGGCCCTTTTTTTTGGTCTAAATTAATTAAAAATAATGTATGTAAATAGTTGCATAAAGTTGCAATATTTAGTATATTAACTATGTGAGTAAATTAATTTGTAACCAACAGGAGGGACTATGAAAGAAGGTGCTCTAATCAAAAAGATTAACAAACTTTATCCAAAAGCCAAAGCTACTCCAGCTAGCGATTTCTTTGGTGATCCAAACGAAAAAGGTATTTGGTTTAGAGGTAGTGAATGTGGTGATGTTATCGATGGCTTACCCATGTATGACTATTGGAACGAACTTTGGCTTGATACTTTTGGAGTAAATCCAGAGTTTGAGAAGTTTATGAATAAACACGGTTGGTATTGTGAGAACTACGATGCTGGCACATTAATGGCTTATGAGAATTAAGGAGGGACTATGAGTGCATTTTTAGTTGAACCTCAGCACATAGCTGAGATTGTAAAGTGGGCAAAACATGACGAAAAGGCAAAATATGCCTATAACTGTTTTACCAAAGAGCAAATAGATTGTGAGCCAAAGAATATGGTTAGGTTGTTAGCGCAAGCTAACATTGACAGCTTGATTGCTAGATACGGTGACACAGAGGAAGATTTTGAAGGCTATGTGCAAGATTGTCTCGATATTTTACCTTACGCTACGGATGGTATAGGCGAGAGTTTGT